AGGTTTTCTATCTTGGCAATCCTTATGAGTTGTATTGGAATGATGTAAACGACAGCAGAGGTTTCCATATCTTTGATACCGAAACCTTAGAACACACACCAGTGAACAATCCTTTCAGGATGTTCTATAACGTTTACTATGATGATACTCCATATCAAATGTTTGATGCCACTGAGTATGCTGGTAAGATTGTAAAGATTATTGTTCGTCAGAAATCAGATCCTAGGTCTTTTGAAAAGTTTGTTGATAAGATTTCTTCTGTTGCAGAAGAAGTTAAGGTCATTGAGAACTTTGCTATTGAAGAAAACGATGACTTTGAGGTAGAGGAATCTGAGAACACGATGTCAATCCTTCATCGTTATATCGACGAGTCTGAAACAGAACTCGATAAGTCTATTATCAAAAAACTATTTGAGAAGATTTATAGAGAAGCTTGTGAAGTTGAATAATGTTTTTGTTAGCATCTGAAAATTCGTCTGGAGCATATGCTGTCGTAAATGCTGATGGTGACCATGTTCTTTTTCTTTTTGAGGAAGAAGATGATGCTGAAAGATATTTGATGCTTCTTCACGAGAATAATCCAAAGCATAAAAAGTTATCTGTTGTAGAAGTTGATGATGAACTTGCGTTAAAAGCATGTGACGCTTATAATTACAAATATGCTGTTATTGGTCCAGAGGACATTGTGATTCCACCTGAAGAAAAAGATGATTCTGTTTGAGAAAATTACTTGGAAGAACTTTCTAAGCACTGGAGATGTTCCCACCACGATTTCGTTTACTGATAATGTAACCAACCTGGTTGTTGGAACTAACGGTGCTGGTAAGTCCACTCTTCTGGATGCACTGTGCTTTGTTCTCTTCAACAAACCTTATCGTAAGATCAATAAACCACAACTCATCAACTCTACAAATGAGAAAGGTTGTGTGGTTGAGATTGATTTTAAGGTCGGTGGTAAAGAATATACCGTTCGTCGTGGCATCAAACCAAATGTGTTTGACATCATTGTTAATGGTGAAATGCTTCACAAAGAAGCGGATGACCGTGCCAATCAAAAGATCCTTGAAGAGAACATTCTTAAACTGAACTACAAATCTTTCACTCAGATTGTTATCTTGGGTTCTGCTGGGTTCACTCCTTTCATGCAACTTCAGTCATCACATCGTCGTGAGGTGATTGAAGACTTGCTTGATATTCGTGTGTTTTCTGCGATGAATAATCTCATCAAAGAAGATATCCGTCAAAACAAAGAAGGTATCAGATCTCTTGAGGTCAAGAAGAATGCTGCTAAGGATAAAGTTGAGATGCAGGAGCATTTTATCGAAGACTTGGAGGCACGGGGGATGGAGACCATCAATCGTAAGTATTCTAAGATCAAAGAGATTGATGGTGACATCGATGGGTTGATGCTGAAGAACAGAAAACTCAACCATGACCTTGATGACAAGCAAGAAGAGGTCGTTAAGTTTGCCAATGCCAACAAAAAGTTAAGACAACTTGGAAACATTAAAGGTACTCTGTCCCAAAAAGTAGCAACCCTTACAGAAAATCATAAGTTTTTTAACGAGAATACGGTCTGCCCTACCTGTAAACAGGATATTGAAGAGAGTTTTCGCCTAGATAATATCAGTGAAGCTCAATCTAAGTTAAAGGAACTCCAAGAAGGTTTTAAAAAGCTGGAGGAGTCGATAAAGGAGGAAGAAAACCGAGAGCTTCTCTTTAATAATCTAACAAAGGAGGTTACTTCTCTAACGCATGGAATTTCTCAAAACAATACTAGAATTTCTGGACTTCAACGACAGTCAAGAGATCTACAATCGGAAATTCAAACTATTACCGATCAGTTACAGAACAGAAATTCTGAACATGAGAAACTAGAAGAACTTAGAGAAGGGCTACAATCCATTTTCAACCAACTTGCTGAGAAAAAAGAAGAGGTTAACTACCAGAGTTTTGCTTACGATCTTTTAAAAGACGGTGGAGTCAAGACTAAAATTATCAAAAAGTACCTCCCACTTATCAACCAACAAGTTAATCGTTATCTCCAGTTGATGGATTTCTACATCAACTTTAAACTCGATGAAGAGTTTAACGAGACAATCAAATCACCCATTCACGACAAGTTCTCGTATTCGTCTTTTTCTGAGGGTGAGAAAATGAGAATTGACTTAGCTCTTCTCTTTACCTGGAGAGAAGTTGCGAGGTTCAAGAACTCTGCCAATACCAACCTTTTGATTATGGATGAAGTGTTTGACAGTTCTCTTGATGGTTTCGGTACAGATGATTTCCTGAAGATCATCAGATTTGTAATCAAAGACGCAAACATCTTTGTTATCAGTCACAAGACAGAGATGTACGACAAGTTTCAAAACGTTATTAAGTTTGAGAAGTTCAAAGGGTTCAGTAGGATGGTTCCCTGACACTTTTCAAACTGTCTACTGGAGGGGACCTGAGGGTCCCTTTCTTTGTATAATGGGTTCATACGAATGGTTCCCGATGTCTCTCCAAGAAGTCAAAGGCACTCTTGCTAAACTGCTGGCAACTGAAGACCTCATCATCGAGCACCGTCAGGTCGATACTGCATCGTTTGATGTGAATCGTCGTCTGCTTACCCTGCCGATCTGGGATCGTGCTTCTGAGACCGTCTATGACCTTCTGGTGGCACATGAGGTGGGTCATGCTCTCTTCACATCTAACGAGGATGTGTGGGGTGTTCCTATGGGTTTTGTGAACATCACTGAGGATGCTCGCATTGAGAAGTTGATCAAACGCAAATACCCTGGTCTCCCTAAGACCTTCTATCGTGGGTATCAGGAAATGCAGGACGATGATTTCTTTGATATTTCTGATGAAGATCTGGATGCCATGAATCTGGCAGACCGTATCAATCTCTACTTCAAGGTTGGTTCGTTTGTCAAAATTAATTTCTCTGCCGAAGAACAACAGTTTGTCAATCAAACTGCCGAAGCAGAAACTTTTGATGAAGCAGTTGAAGCTGCTAAGGCAATCTTCCTGTATATGAAGTCTCCTGAGGAGGAGAAGGTTGGTGAAAGTCAGTCTGGTCAGGAAGGTGAGTCTGATCGTATCAATGAAGAAGGTCAAGATTCTGAAAGCAACGAATCAACTGACGACAGTGATCCTCAACTGGATACTCCCAGTTATCAGAGTGGTGACAACTCTGGTGATGTAGATGAACTCAATGCCAAGAGTGGGTTTGAGGATGAACTGGAAGATGAACTTAAAACTCAAGATGCCTTTGATGATAAGTTGTCTGGTCTCAGCAACCGTAGCACTGAGTATCATTATGTCTCCCGTCCCAAACTGAAACTTGATCGTCTGATTACTAAGAACGATTATATTCACCACACCGTTGAAAAATGGTGGGAACAGATTGCAACTGATGGTTGCTTTGATGAAGTTGATGCTTTTTACAAAGATTTCAAGAAGTCTGCTCAGAAAGAAGTAAACTATCTGGTTAAAGAGTTTGAGTGCCGTAAGGCAGCAGATGCTTATTCTCGTTCTTCTACTGCTCGCACTGGTGTGCTGGATTGTACTAAACTCCACACCTACAAGTTCAACGACGATCTGTTCAAGAAAGTGACCGTTGTTCCTAACGGTAAGAACCATGGTCTCCTTTTTATTCTTGACTGGTCTGGTTCCATGAACAGCTGCTTGCTGGACACCATGAAGCAACTGTATAATCTGATCTGGTTCTGCCGTAAGGTGAACATTCCTTACGATGTTTATGCCTTCACCATTGACAATCCTGGTTTCTTCCTCAATCCTGATGAACCCACCTACATTGAGGAAGAGAACTGCTTTGCTCTGCCCGAAAGGTTTGGGTTGATGAATTTCTTTACCAGCAGTGTCAACAATGCTGAGTCGGAGAAGCAAATGCTGAACATGTGGAGGACTGTATGTGCCATCTCTAGTGGTTGGAACAGTTGGAAAGGTCATCGCATTTATACTTCCTATCCTCAACCTCCCTTCTTGTGTCTCTCTGGCACTCCTTTGAACGAAAGTATTCTGTGCCTCTATGACATCATTCCCAAATTTATCAAGCAGCACAGTCTTCAAAATGTGAACTGTGTCATCTTGACCGATGGAGAAGCACAGCCACTCCACCGTCACTTCTGGTACAAGTATCGTGATGCTGAAGGTGGTCGTTGGGGTATCCGCACTTGTGATAATGGCAACACGGTTTTGCGTGATCGCAAAACTGGCACCATGACTAAGTTTCCTCATGAATACTGGAAGTTTACTCAAGTGATGCTTGAGAACCTGAAACTTAACTTCCCCAATGTTAATCTCATTGGCATTCGTGTTGCTGGTAGTGCCGATGCCAAACGCATGGTTCGTATGCACTGCAACCATAATTTTGACAAAGTTGATCCTATCTGTGCTAAACTTACAAAAGAAAAAACAGTGTCTCTTTCTGGTACTGGATATGATTCTTATTTCTTGATTGTGTCTAGTGCCCTTTCTAATGATGCTGAGTTTGAAGTTGCTGACGATGCAACTAAGAGTCAAATCCGTTCTGCATTCAGGAAGTCTTTGGCATCTAAGAAAATGAATAAAAAAGTTCTTAATGAGTTTATTGCCCTAGTTGTATGAAAGTAGTTGATCAGAATAAAACTTTTAGGAAGTATGATTTTAGTTCTTTCATAACGAGGGAAGATGATAAGGAAGCATGTAAAATCATCAAAGGTATTATTGACAGTGGTAACTACTTTACCAACAGTCCAAAATATCAAACAAAGGAGAATCTCTTTGCCCGTTCTGAAGATGTGTGGCTGAAATATAGGAACACATTCTTGGTTGCTTGCTTTGCTTATCTTGGTAAAGAAGTTAGGGTGGGTAACAGAAAGTCATGGAGTTTCATGACTAATCTTGATGGTGCTGAAGATCGTGATAAGTTATGGCATCATCACTGGTATCCAAGTCAATCGGGTATGAAAATGCTCAGTGGTTTGTGGTATCTGGATATTCCAGATGATGTTGATGACATGGATTTGTGCGGAACTGAGATAGCACCATATGGACCACGTAGAGGTGGTGAGTTTTTTGTTAAACCAACATTTGGTAACTGGTTAATCTATCCATCTGATCAGTGGCATCGTCCTGGTATTGTTCAGAGCAATCAGTATCGTTTTGTCCTTGCCGTGGATTTAGAATACTATCCGTAGACAGTCTTGATACTGGCACAAACGGTAGTCGTGGTTCTCTTTTCGGGATTATAATGTATACATACCAATGAGGTTCGAAATGACCACCCGTTTGAACACCGAAAACCTTCTTGTCGAACTCCGTGGTTTGTACGGTAACAATGTTACCACTGCTGACCTGCGTGCTTACTGTGCCATGAACGGTGTTTCATATCCTACCGTGACCAAGAAACTTGAGGAATACAAAGATGGTCGTGGTAAATGGAATTTGACCGTTGCTGAAAAACTAGAACAGAACTATAACGCACCCTCTGCTTTGCCTGCTGTAGAACAGAATCTGATTCCCACTAAAGATGATACCTTCGTCAAGTTTGGTAATTTTGCTGACCTTAAGAAGATTATTCAGTCCAATCTGTTTTATCCTACGTTCATTACGGGTCTTTCGGGTAATGGTAAAACGTTCAGTGTTGAGCAGGCATGTGCTCAGTTGGGTCGTGAACTGATCCGTGTAAACATTACCATTGAGACTGATGAAGATGACCTTATCGGTGGGTTTAGGCTTGTTGATGGGAATACTGCATGGCACAATGGTCCCGTTATCGAAGCACTCGAACGTGGAGCAGTCCTTCTCCTTGACGAGATCGACCTGGCTTCCAACAAAATCCTCTGCCTTCAGTCCATTCTAGAAGGTAAGGGTGTCTTCCTTAAGAAGATTGGTAAGTGGGTCAAGCCTGCTGCTGGTTTCACCGTGGTTGCTACTGCCAACACCAAGGGTAAAGGTTCTGACGACGGTCGTTTCATTGGCACCAATGTCCTGAATGAAGCATTTCTGGAACGTTTTGCCCTGACTTTTGAGCAGGAGTATCCCCCTGTTTCTATTGAAACTCGCATCCTGAGCAAGATCTGTGATGATGAAAAGTTCTGTGCTCGTCTTGCCGATTGGGCAGACATCATCCGTAAGACTTTTAAAGAAGGTGGTGTGGATGAAGTCATTAGCACTCGTCGTCTCATTCACATCATCAATGCATACAATATCTTTGATGACAAAGTGAAGGCAATCAATCTTGGTCTCAATCGTTTTGATGATGAAACCAAGCAAGCATTCATGGGTCTCTATGATGCAGTGGATGCTGATGTTGACGTAAAGACGGAGGTTTGATATAATGACTAATGCTTGGAGTTTACTTTATGATCACATGAATAATGAAAATGATTTTCAGGCACTAGATGATGCCTATAATAATTACCTTGACAAATTAAACTCATTCGAATTTCAAACTGCTGTACCTGTGGCACCAGAACAACCAAAAACAAAACCTAACTGGAAGTATCACGAAGATCTTACTATTAAAGATGTAGAAGATTATATTACCCGTACCTATTCTGCTCACTATTCATCTAAGATCCAAACTCTTGATCTTATCGAATCTGTG